TTTGACTTACACTATAATAACGGTGTAGCGTTACAGCATTACTTCGATACGCTAGACGCTAAAGAATATGAGTACGATAAGGTCTGGCTACCCCACGATGCGAGGGCTAAATCCCTGCAAACGGGTAAGTCAACAGTGGAGCAGTTCCTAGAAGCGGGGTTTCCGGTGGACATTACGCCGAATTTGAAGGTGATGCACGGTATAGACGCTGTGCGAGCTACATTCCCCAACATCTATATGCACCCGCGATGTGCCTATGGCTTGGAGATGCTTAGGATCTACCGTAGGAAGTGGGACAAGGTAAACAAATGCTTCTTAAACAACCCACTACACGACCAGTCGAGTGACTTTGCAGATGCTTGGCGGTATATGTGCCTTGTGGCGAATGCCCAAGTACCGACAGTGGTCAGTCAGAAGCCTACACTACAAGAACAGCTTGCGAAACCGCCAGAATATACGCTTGACGAACTGTTTAAACATGCTGAGACGAAACCAAGTCTCAAGAAACTACTGAGGATATAAAAATGAATACCACCGTGGTAAAAATAGACAACAAGAAGTGCAGCCCAAGGAAACAACAGACCCAGTGGGCTTCAGAAATTGACGCGGCGTTGAAAAGACTACGCAGTTGGCAGGTTCAGGCTGAGAAGATCAACAAACGCTATCTCTCAGAGCGTGTAAACGACACCACAGGTACAATCGGCGGTGACACGAGGATTAATCTGTTCTATTCCAACGTCTCGACACTGGAGGCGATGCTGTACGGGTCGGTTCCTAAGATTGATGTGTCCAGACGGTACCATGATGCCTCAGATGATGCAGCCAGAGTAGCAGCAGAGGTCATGGAGCGGCTATTAAACTCAGATTTAGCTACCAACGGTAAAGAATATGACACTGTGTTGCGTTCTACCCTTCAGGATAGACTCCTGTCAGGTCTAGGCAGCGCGCGAGTGCGCTATACTGTCGAGACTCAGGTGAATCCGCAGACAGGTCAGGAAGAAATGACCAACGAGACTGCACCTATCGACTATTATTACTGGGGTGACATGCTCTGGTCATGGGGTCGGTCGTTCTCAGACCTTACATGGATAGGTTTCCGTAACTATCTGACTAAAGAGGAGGCGGTCAAACGCTTCGGGGCTGAGAAAGCCAAGGATTTGAACTATAAAGTACGCACTGTGTCGGTCACTGACAGTGGTGACAACGACAAGGACAGTGAGTCTTACGGTCGCAAGGCAGAGGTCTGGGAAATATGGTGTAAGAAGGATCGCAAGATTCACTGGTACGCCAAGGACTTGGAAACGCTTCTGGACACTAAAGATGATACGTTGAAATTGAAAGGGTTCTTTCCATGCCCACCGTTTTTCATTGCGAATCCTACGACTGCTTTATACATCCCTACGCCTGACTTTATTCTGGCTCAAGACCTGTATAACGAGATTGACATCCTGCAAACGCGGATATCTATCCTCACCACCGCTGTGAAGGCGGTTGGAGTCTACGATTCGGGCTGTACAGGCGTAGAAAGGATGTTTCAAGAGGGTACAGACAACACTTTGATACCAGTTGACTCTTGGGCAGCCTTCGCCGAGAAAGGAGGGCTACAAGGCTCTGTTCAGTGGCTACCGTTGATGGATATCGTGGGTGCGCTAGATAAATTAATCGCTACTCGTGATCAAACTATCGGATTACTGCAACAGGTGTCTGGATTTAGCGATATTATGCGCGGGAGCCTCGGAAATCAGTACGAGGGTGTCGGTCAGTCGTCTCTCAAGGCGAAATTCGGCTCGGTACGGGTTCAGGCTCTACAGGACCAGTTTGCACAGTTCGCAAGCGACCTAGTGCAGCTAAAAGCAGAGGTCATTGCGCGACATTTCTCTCCAGAGACTATTGTCGCCATGTCCAACATGGAAAAGTCGGTAGACGCCGAGTTATTGCCCCAAGCGGTTCAGTTAATCAAGAACCCTGAGAAAGCGCGCCTGTCAGTGGTCATTAGACCCGAATCAGTCGCCATGGTGGATTATGCAGAGCTAAAAGCCGAGCGTATGGACTTCCTCAACGCAATTAGCATGTTTCTACAGACCTCAGCATCGCTGATAGAGTCTAAGCCAGAAGCTGAGCCGTTCCTACTCCAGATGCTGCAATGGGGCTTAGCGGGCTTCAAGGGCGCGCAGGAGATAGAGGGCGTGATGGACAAAGCTATCGAGGGTTCCATGAAACAAGCCCAGAGCAAGCAGGATGAACCAAGTCCAGAAGAGCAAGCGGCTCAAATGGAGCAGCAGAAGGAACAGGCTAAATTACAGGCTGAGATGCAGAAGATTAAGGCTAAAGGTCAGTCAGATATGGAGGTTCGCAAGAATGACATGGATGCAGACATCGCCACAGCTCAAAAGCAGCTAGAATTCGACATGATGAAGCTACAGGCTGAGTCTCAGGCAGACCTAGCAGAGATTAGGATGAAGGCTGAGGCAGATGCTAATCAACAGCAGCATGACGCTCGTATGAACGCCCTACAGAACCAAGCGGTAACTCAGCAGGAGCTACAGAAAACTGCTAAGACTGCTCAGATTGACGTTGAGAAGATGGCTGCTAAAGCAGAGCTAGACATCGAGGTGGACAAGCAGAGAGCTAAAGGGGGAGACAGTGAGCAAGGGGAGTAAACGTAGGGTCGGGGTTGGATTCGAGGATAACTTCGATAAGATTTTCGGCTCTAAGAAAGAGCGAGAGAAAAAGTGGGCTGAAGAGGAGCCTGTGGAGGTGCGTAAACGCTCTATCAGGCGTACCCAAGAGTTTAAGGAGTTCGTAAGCCCAATAGACCGAAAGGTCGTGAGCTGTAACGGCGGGCTTCGTAAACACAATAAGAAGCACGGCGTCACCAATACAAGAGATTACGGTGACAAGTGGTTCGACAGAAAACACATAGAACGGTCTGATAGGCTGACTGGCAATACTGAAAGGCAGCGCAAAGACCGTGTAAACGCAGTAAAAGATTCATTACAACGACACGGAGTATTTAAACCATGAACGAAATTAGAGAGGCGTTGCTAGAAGCCGCCGATGAGCAGATTGAAGAACCGACCGAGGAGGTTGTTGAAGAAATAGAAGCGACCGGAGACGACACTGACGTCAACGAAGCCGAAGCTGAAACGACACTAACAGAGGCAGCAGAGCCAACCTCAGACGATCCGGTCACTGAGACTGAAAGTACCACAGTATCGGATGATAAGCCACCTGTAGGGTGGACACCAACCAGTCGAGAGCATTGGGCGGGTATGGACGCGGGCGTAAAGCAGCAGATCATGAAGCGCGAGCGTGAGGTAGAGGCTGTATTACAGGAATCTTCCGACAGCAGACGGCTCAGTCAGGAATTCAACCGTACCGTTGACCCCTTTAGGTCACTAATGGCGGCTGAAGGTGCTAAAGACCCTATCCACGCGGTTGGTAACCTGCTACAGACGGCTGCTACGCTCAAGATGGGGTCTGCACAGCAGAAAGCAGAGCGGATATCGCAGCTAATTCAGCATTACGGTGTCGATATTGAGACTCTGGACGGTATTTTGTCCGGTCAACCGTCTGAGCCTAGCAAGAACGATGCCATGCAACAGGCTATTAACGAGCGTATGGCACCCATGGAGCAGATGTTTCAAGGGTTCCAGAATCAGCAGAATCAGCAGCTACAGCAGCAGAATCAGCGTATGAACGAGGATATAAACACGTTCGGAGCTAAAGCTGAGTTCTTCACAGATGTCCGTATGGATATGGCTGATATCATGGATATGGCGGCTAAACGCGGTGTTGAGATAACCTTAGAACAAGCGTATGAAAAGGCGACTCAGCTACATCCTGAGATCAGTAAAGTGCTTGCTACTCGTAAGCAACAGACGGATCTAGGTATTAAGAAGAACGTAGCGGGTGGTATTCTTAACGGAAAACTGGGTGGTGAGCCTACAGCTCTGGAGGGTTCTCTTCGGGAGACTCTGGAGTCGGCGTGGTCAGGGGGTTAGTAACCTCTATACCGGCGTTCTCGTTATCGGGAGCGTCCTCTATACCTTCCCTAATCTCGCAGAACGAGAGAAAGCAGAAGTTAGACACACCTGCGGAATTAGGCGGTTGCCAAGAGCAACTGCCTAAGACCAACAGCAATATGAGTACAATGAATATTTTCATCTAAGCCAGTTTACACCCCCCTTGACAGCTTGTCCACGCGCGGTTATTCTATAGTCAGTAGGAATAGGCTAGTTACCACCTCGTCTGAGGATAACGCTAAGGCTTCAATTTCTAAGTTACATTCACAGGTGACCCACCGTAAGGAGTCCGATAGTTGTGAGTGGTGAAAAAACATACTTTTAACTTAACTTATTCTTTGGAGAGCATATTATGCCTTTTGCAAATGCAAATATTTCGGATATCATGGCAACAACCATCGAGAGCCGATCAAAGAAGATTGCGGATAACGTTACAAACAATAACGCAATCTTAAAGAAGTTGAGCAAGAAAGGTAATATTCGTCCAGTATCGGGCGGCACTTACATTATGCAAGAGTTATCTTTTGCAGAAAATAGTAATGCCGGTTGGTACAGTGGGTTGACTTTACACTAGCCCACACTAAACCCCGTGAATTCAGGGAAACCCCTAACGTAGAGAC